CCCTGGCTTTAAAACGTTTGAAGCCCCGCGATAGTTTTAGGCCTTGTTTTAAACTATACTATTGAAGATAAAGCTTTCGACCTATGACTGCCTCTAGATATAAAGTACACAAGGGTTTTTTAGACGTAGCAGGACAACGGTTAGGGCTGAACCTAGTCGACCTGTTCGGAGACGATGACAAAGGTAAGGCAAACTTGGAAGGGTTTGAGCCTGTATATAACACACAAACACAATTCACGACTAAAGGTAGGGGTGGTGTCTTAAGTTACCAAACACCAAAAGTTCCCACGACGACATACACAAGTGAGTTCTCCCTCATACCTGAGAGAAAAGAAGCTGCACCTGCTGGACCAACTGGACCAACTGGACCGACCACAAAAAGCTACAACTGGAACGCATACGGTAACCTCGGGGGACCTGGCTACGGTGCTAAAGATTTAGAAAAAGCTTTAGCTGAAGGTTTTAGTGAGCAAGATGTTAAAAACTACATACAACAAAATAAACAACTTTTTGGTCCTGGCCGGTTAAATCTGGCTGAAGATCTCCAAAAGAAATTTGGCTTTGAATACTCTTATGTAAACCCTGTTGTACAGTCAGAAGTTTTAGCAGGTAAATATGGCACACCACCATCGTTGACTCGAATGGCAGACCCATCGAAATTCGCAAACCCACTACAAACGCAGGAATTTAAAAAAGCAGAAAATGTAGCCCCAATAACAGCGGGAATCTCCACGGCCTACGGGATCGACCCTAAGTACTTTGGTGGAGAAGATTTAACAGCTGCTCGTAAACAAGGATTTAGTAATCAACAAATTAAAGACTATTTAGACCAAAATCCTTCCTTGCTGAGAGAACAAAATATCAAAGGAGGAGGTGGTCTGTATGACGAACTTGCAAAAGCACTTGCTCCTACCCCACCGGTAGCTCCAGTTCAAGAAAAACCTAGATTTGACAACCCGCTACAAACTCAAGAATTTGTAAAAGCCCCAGAGTCAATTCAAGAAAAACCTAGAGAAATCTCAACTAATTTTGGTATCGATTCTTCTTATTTTGGAGGTGAAGATTTAACAGCTGCTCGTAAGCAAGGCTTTAGTGACGCAGAAATTAGAGCGTTCTTAGATAAAAATATTACAGGCTTGCTTCGCGAAGGCAATCTACCAGGTAAAGGTGGTGTTTACGATATGCTCAACGTTTAAAAATTAATAAAAATCTAAATGGATGACTATTGTTTAGTCGTAGAAAAAAATAAAAAAGAATTACAACTCTGCGTAAAGGCTAACGATAACAACCACGCTAAGGCACAAGCAGTAGACATTGCACGAGGACTTCAAGCAGACGCATTTACACTCATATACGGACAAATTGAATCTTGTGAGTTAAGCGAATTTTTTAACAAATTAGCTTTTAGTAACTTTAGTCACACAGAATGCTTTACTTGGCAAGGAAAATACTGCAACAACACTCCAATAATATATGCGTTAGGGGCTAAATACTACGTACGTCCTCTAATACTTTCGTACCTAGACATACCTAAAGATTCTTTTGTACTACCCAAATGCAAAAGGAAAAACTGCATAAACCCTTTCCACAATACTTACAAAAATATGAAAGCCTCAAAGCTTACTAGCGCAGATAGGCAATTGGCGCTAGCCTTCGCAAGCCAAGGCACTCCTATCAAGGACATCGCTAAGGCATTTAAAGTTCACCGCTCTTCGATCTATCGCTTGTTTAACCAATGAACATCCTCCTTTTAGGTCTCCGCGTCACCGACGAACCAATAGAAAGTGAAGGCAACTGCAATTTAAACGCAGAAGCTTTACCTTCAACCGAAAAGAAAATTCCGACAAAAGTAGTTTTAAGTCAGAAAGCAGATCACTATGTAGGAAAACTACTAAAGAAACTTAAAGATAAGGAAGTTTTTCTTGCTATCGGACCAACCAAAGCGGACCCGGATGGTTTGCTAAAGATGCAACCAATGCTAATTGCCAGAAAAGACAATTGGGATGATCTACTTGCTATCAATCTTTATATAGCCACGGGTGGTCTTGGTCCAAAAGCTGAAGAAAATCAACTTGGCGATAACACAGTCACCAACAGATCTTTGGCTTGGCAGGATGAAAACCAAGAAACAAACTGGATGAAGATATCTTGCTGGAATGAACTGTCAGCTCAACTGGCAGAGCTACCTGCAGGAACCCCCACTATTGCTGTTGGAAGGGTAAGCACATCCGAAAAAGACGAAAGAGTATTCTTGAACTACGGCGTGGATAAGATTCTTTATCTGCCTCGCACACAAAAAGCAGCCCCCACAAAGGCTGCAGACCCTGAAAAGGGTCGAGTTTCTACTGCTGCTCTCGGTTCTCTCGATTTTTCGCTTTAACTAACCATGGTATTTATCGCAGGCAAATTCTCAGCTGATGAAATCCTTTGTCAGATTCCCCCCCACACACTACGAATTGATTTGCAGGCTCGTCGTTGGAAATCCGACAGTGATCCTGAGGCGGCCATCGTTGACACCAACGACAATGGCATACCCATCGAGTTCATCTTGCTTGGCTTCACGCCATTCTTTGGTAACCTCGGCATGCGGGCGCACGAAGAATTTATACGAATTAGTTTTATCGGTGTTTCACCCAATCATCGTCTACTACCTCCACGGTGTGTCTGCACGAGCATCATCAGCGGTAAGTCAAGCCAAAAAAACTTTATCACGTACTTCCAGACGCTGTATAACAATCGTATAAACGTAGGTGAAGTAGTAACAAGTACCAAGTTCGTGCAGAAATCATTTAACGAACGCGATGCCTTTACAGGAGCTGATGGTCCAAAAATAAACTACAACGCATTAGAGTTTAAGGATCGACCTTCACAGAATGACGAGGAGAAAAAGCTCATACAGGATGTATCTTCCTGGCTTGAGACTTCTGGAACAGAGTTGGTATCAGCTGCACTTCGTTCTTCTATCCCCGGTTCTAATCTGGTTGAATTACCTCTGGGTGAAGACCACGGTGGTATTAAGGAAGCTTTTATGGAGGCTCATCCCAAAAGATTAGAAGGTTCTTTTGATTCGCACAGGGCTTCCTTGCCTCCGGCTGCTGAAGCTCCAGAAAAAGCTGAGGCTGAAGTACCTCAAGCGACGCCAGCTCAAAAACCAACTAAAGGACGAGAGCTGAACGAAGAACAGAAAGCGGCGCTAAAAGCGGCTGGTCTGGATTTTTGACGTAAACTGTCTAAGGACATGGGGAACGCGCCTTCGTTTGAAGGCGTTTTTTTTCTACATTTTTAGAACGATTTGGTATCAATGGCGTTTTACCACGTGCCGAAATTTATTTTTGGCCCTATTGCCGACTCAAAATTGTGCTCTGGCACAGTCCTCTTACCAGCAGATTTTGACGGCCAACTCTTTGAACAAGTTAAAGACTCTAATGTAACAGACATTATTACGAACGTATCAGAACAAAACATCCAAGATAAAAACTGGTGGGAAACTCAGAGGGGTAAGGTTGACTGGGTGATTGCAATAACACAAGGACTAGGTGAATACACACCATGGGTCATTGAATACGGTTTAGACGTGGCAAAACAAGGAATATGCATACTGGATCGAATCACTTTTTTAGAACCTGTACGCAGTCGCGAAACCTTTCTTAAATCAGCTTCCTTAGTAAATCTAAAGATTCTAAGCCCTAGACCGTCATTCCGTGCAGATGGTAAGCAATTAAAGGATTCAGTAACCTCAGCGTGGTTTGTTTTCAAAAAAGATGGACAAAAATTTACGAGTACAGTTATCGAGTACGAAGTAGGCTGGCTGCGCCCAAAGACCCCCCAACCATGAGTAAACAACTCTATAAGGCCTTGGACCAACTTATTGCTCTACAAAAAGAGCAGTGTCTCAAGCTAGATAAAATAGCGGCAGTGTTGATAAGTACACAACTACTCACTGAGTGCGTGGATTACCACGGAGAAGCAAGATCAGCTGAGGACTGTGCGTCAATAACATTAGATGGTTTTTCGTCCGCGCTGTGTCTGATGAACGATTTAGATCAGCGTAACCGTGACTATCAATATCAAGCTAGTGAGTTCTTCGTAGACGATGACGAAGAAGACGAAGAAGAAAATGATGTTATCTCGGATTCCTTCTAGAATTACATAAGTTGACACGCACATTGTGTCCCAAACAAGGGTAACTTTAAACGGACTAAGGCATTACGTTTGTAATGGTGTTCCTAAACCACTTCCTTCTGTCACGTCGATCCTAAGCACAGCTCAAACAGAAAAAACGCGACAAAAACTCGCGACTTGGAATCTGTTAAATCCAGGTGTTGCCGACCAAGCAGCCGAAAGAGGAACGTGGATCCACGGCAGTGCAGAGAACTACCTAAAGGGGTTGCGAGTCGTTCCGCCTGAAAAGTACAAACCTTACTGGGATGGTGTCCCTGAATTACTGGATAATTTACTCAAAGGAGGACGAGTTCTGTGGTCAGAAAAACCATTCAACCAGCCTAAATGGAGTAAATATGTTGGAGACGACGGAGTCGGAAGAATTCACTATTACGATCCAGTAACAGGTCACGGATACGCTGGCTGTTGTGACCTAATCTACATGAACGAAAATGCCGAGATAATCTTGGCTGACTTCAAAACCAGTAACGGACCTTATGCAGCAAAGTTTCCTAGAAAAGAACAAGTGATGAGCGAAGAAATACGAAAAGCTTTAGTCTCCGGTGTTTTTAAAGTTAAGAAAACACGACTGCAGTTAGCAGCTTATAAAGCAGCAGCTGAAAGTTGTTTAGGTATTAAGATAAACAAAACGCAAATAATTGTCGCCACAGCGATTAAAGAATTCAACACTCAAATATTTACGTTTGGCCCTGAAGAAATTGAAAGAGACGAAGAAAGTTGGTTTGAAGTTGTGAAACAATATTACGATATGCAGCAAGTAACTTAATGATCCGATCAAGCATAGGGGAACAGACAATGTCTAAAGAATTTATTTCGGGTGCACAACCCCTTTTGTTGGCAGACTAAGCTATCCAAGGCACGTCATGAAGTTCATTTGTTCTGTAAACGAAGTAGTCGCTCAGCACGTCCATCCAAAAACTGGAAAGATACCTGTAGGCGGAAACTTCGCAGCATTCAACCTTAATTGGATAGCGAAGGAGCTGAGTGCGTCGGATCTAGCAACCGAGTTATCACAGGGTTATGGTCTATGCGCGTGGCACCTACTTGAAGGCAAGAGACAATCCGAATCAACCGGCGTAATCAAAGCTGGAATGATAATAGTTGATATAGATAACCAGGAAGATCGGAAAGATTCCGATGGAAACAAGGTACAGAGACAAGAACTTACTTTTGACCAAGCACTCGAACTAGACATTTGCAAAAAATATCTAACGCTTGCCTATTACTCTCCCTCAACAACATCAGAGTGGCCACGGTTCCGATTAGTTTTTGGCTTAGAGAAACCGATAATTGACCCAGGATTTTATAAATTTTTTACACAGAAAATATACGCACAGATTCCTGGCTCAGACATAAGAGCGACAACGGTACCCAACCTCTTTTACGGCCCCAAAAAAGGTGAGAAAGTTTTCGACATATCTGGTAACTACATACCAGCTTCAAAACAGGATGAAGCTCACCGAGCATATTTAGCTACACCAAAAGAAGAAAGCCGGGACGATAAGACTGCAGAAGACATAATGAATACATTAACGATTAGTGAAGAAGGATTAGATCTTAAAAAATTGGTGTCAACTACTGTACGTTCAGTTTTAGATGGCGAGGCAGTAGAGGACCGAAGCTCAACAATGGCAGCGGTTTTCAAGGAGCTCATAGGCTGGAGTAATTGGTTGACAGCACATAGTATGCCTGTGTGCGCATCAGCGTTGACAGTAGCACACCAAGCGTTCTATAATATCTACGCCTACCCTCACGACCTGGACAGCAAATTTGACCGAATCTTAAACTCGATAAAAGACGCGACTGACATCCAGCCTGCGATCGCTCTGGCTTCAGACCTAGGTTCTCTGGCCATATGGAAAAAAATTAAGAACATCGACTACAAGCTCTATCAACAACATGCGACTGAAGAGATCAAAGAACAGCTCAAACAACTCAAAAAAGCACAAGTAAACGCTGTCCTAGATTTTTCTTCCTTTCTACTCGACAGCCCGATTGAAACCAAACCAGACACGGCTATCTCAAAAACTACACAAGAAAATCAAATGCAAGTCCCATCAACACCCACACAACTCATTAATCTTCAAAACGCAGGAAATAGTCAGAATCGTCAGTTCTCCGAAAACGATGTAGCAGACATAATCGTCACTAATCAGGGCGATGATTTTCTGTACGACAGTAGCCTAGATCAGTTTTATCATTACGACTTTGACTATGACCTGTGGTATCAACAGGATGAACAACATATCAAACGAAGGATTGTTAAGGCACTCGACTCATTTGTTTTAGCTGGTGTATTGCCTAAATACACTTCAGCAACAATAAACAGTGTGTACTTAATACTGAAAGCCAAGCTTTTGCGCTCCGATGACGGAGGTAGAAAAAGTATTTGGAGTAAGTCAAAAGGTCTTATTGCTTTTCAGAACGGTGTATTAGATACACGCACATTTGAATTCTTGGAGGGAAAACATAAAAATTTATTCCTAAGACACAAACTGCAATACGCTTACAACGGTAAGGCAAAATGCCCAGAGTTTAAAGACTGGTTAAAGAATTCACTTAATGCGGGTCAGGAGCTTTTGATTCAAGCTTTTGCCCGAGCAATACTAACGGGTTACACAGCAGGAGAACGGTTTCTACACCTAGTCGGTCCTGGCGGAACAGGAAAATCAACCATGCAACAAATCATGGTTGCGTTAGCAGGCTTTCACGGAACACATACGTCTAGCCTTGAGATTATTGAGACTAACAAATTTGAAACGTACAACCTAATAAGTAAGCGCTTACTTTTGCTTACAGATGAAAGCAACTACAACAAACGTATGGACATACTTAAAAAGCTCACTTCCGCATCAGACACACTACGCGCCGAACGAAAGTACGGCAAAGAGATTATCAGCTTTAAACCTGAATGTTTGGTCTGTATAGCTAGTAACGAACACATAACGTCTAACGATTCTAGTAGTGGACTCGAAAGGAGACGACTTACGATTCTTATGGACAAGGTTGTACCTCCTAGCTCCAGAAAAGAACTAATCAGTGTCCACGACGATCACATCGAAGGATCGTTTGAACCTGAAATGAGTGGCATTGTCACATGGGCGCTGTCTATGTCTTACGACCAAATGAAGGATGTTTTAGCTAACCCAACTAAGCATGTGCCTTCACTCAACAAGACAAATATAGATGCGCTCTTGTTCAATAATCAATTCGTTTCGTGGCTTAACGACTGTTGTCTGTATGCACCAAATACGCACACACCTATTGGTCAAGGAGCACGAAAGCCCTCGGTGGACGAATCCGAAAAAGGTATGTACGTATCAAACTCATATGGTGCTCTGTATCCTAGCTATGCAAACTTCTGCAAGGCCTGTGGCTACAAGCCAGCAGCTAAACACAGATTCATTGAGCGAACCAAAGAAGCTCTAATCAACATCCTTAAACTGGACGGCATTGAGCTTCTGTTAAAAGATGGTATTCCTTCTATGAAGGGTTTGCGTTTGAAAGGATATGATCTAAAGTCGGACCGGGCTGCAACCGGGCCTGATCGACTGCCCTCACCAGTTGAGTTTGCTCAAGATCCCACGACATCCATCTGGAACTCTGCCTTTCAAAAACATGACACGCCTACCGAAACTTGATCTAACACTAGTAATCGCCGGAGTCCTAGGGATCGGTGCCTACACAGCAGTGGCTTCTCCTGAAAACCTTGGAGCAGCTCTTGCTTTTGGAGGAGGTTTACTAGGAGGTGCCAGTATTGTGCGCGAACGTTCGTGGGCTGCCAAGAGTCAAGAGGAGACTTCAATAAAAGTCACGTCAACTTTTACAGCTCTTTACGAAAATAATGGTGGTCTTGTAGATCCTTTTCAACTCGCGTACCTTGCAAACATCGAGCCTGAACGTGCCTACGCATTCTTATCTTCTCTAGCTCAAAACACAGGAGGAAAAACGATAAACGTTAAAAACGAAGGCCATGTGGTTTTTGAATTTCCTCATACAAAAAGTACGCTTGAAGAACTTACTCTCAATGCACAAAATTGGGTTAAAGCTCAGAATCAAGAGTTAGTACTAGAACTACAGAAACATAAACAATTTATTAGTCTTCTACAAGCTCAACAGGCTCAGCAAACACAACAAACCAGAACAAATGCTTTAGCTTCTTCTGAAGCTCAATCAGATATAGACCCTTGGACTAGGTAGACTCACCAAAGTTCCAACCTGCTAAAGAAGGATCGTCAACGGTTTTAATTGCTTTGTAAACAATAGGAAGTTCTTTTT